CCGTAATCATAATTAAGGATGAGACGAATTGCGTCCCCCCCAATAACACTACCGACTCTCATATCTAATATGAAACCGACCAACTCATGATACATCCACGCTTCTCCACCATAACGATCAATAATATCATCCACCGAGATCCTTTCAGGAATCTCAGGAAGATCACAATATGATCTTAAAGCATTTATAATTATACTACCAGGTTCATTAGCTAAACCCTCCATGCGAACTCGAACCAGACGTGTTAATCGTGAATCTGGTGTAGATGATTTATAGGTGAAATAATCCCATCCAAAACTAGATTGGGATTCACCTCCTTCAACAATTCCTAATGACCGGAAGATAGTTCCATAAACTACCCAAGAAACATTTCCATTAAATGCTCTTTTTAAAAAAGTCATCTGATTTAGGGATGCTCTTTTATCACATGTCAATACGTATCCGTACATACGTGGTCCTTCATATATGGCACGCTCTATGTCATTAGTTTCGTGAAGTTTTTCACAAATACCATGAGCACAGATTTCACTCGCTTCGCAACCGGCCACTGTTGTCATGAACCAACCACTATATACAAAGAAACTCTGAGGAGTCATCTCGACGAATTCTGCAGGATTATTAGGATTCCTAAACTTTGTACTGTAGGTACATTGTTTAATTATCCCTGTGGCTCTCTCTTTATCCACTACCTGTAATAATCTATAATATGTCATGGCGAATACACCGATCCCGGTGGATGCATCACATGCTGATATGTCCGTTTCATAGTATTCGAAGCCGAATTCGGTTCTAACTACTAAAAATCCATCGTCACCGTAGTAGATGAATTTTACACTATTAATGGGCATTTGTAATAAACTTTTGAAAAGTTTATCACTATCTTTGGGGTTTGCTGCATTTGAGAAACTTATGAGGAAAGGACAATTACGCCCTATATCAAATTCCTTAGAATGAAATTTCTTCATTAAGTCTGCTATAACTCGATCATATAAAGTGTTTTCATTAGCACTTGCGTACAATCGGGCAGCTTTACCACTTTTTGCTGGTTCTTTCTTAAGTTTACTTTCCCAGACAAAATTATTATTTAAGATGCTTTGTAACCTATGAGTATACCATTCTCGATAGGCTGGTCTTTTAGGTGCAGGAAGTTCAATGACATATTGTAACCACTCCTCCTCTCTAAAATACCAGTAGATAGGACTATATACGATGTATCCAGAGTAATTTACAAAGAATTCGACTCCTGATATCGTTTGTAATAATTTTTTCTGAACATAATCATATACAGTTAATCCAAAATAACTCATCTTCATTAAAAATTTGCTGATGATTCCTATTCCATCTGAAAGATAACGAGATCTTTCAAGTATTTTGTTGTGTACGTGTGTGTTTAAACTAGGTACTAACTCTCTATGACCGTCCCTGAATTGTAAATGGAGTGAAGGTTCATTCTCATTTCCATTTAACAAAATTCGATCATAATTAGCGCTTGCTACATTTAAGACTTCAGGTTCGATATGTAATAATTTGAGTTGATTACGATATAATAAACTCTCATACTCAAAATCATTAAGTCGAGGAGATTCTAATTGATATCTATCCGGTAACTCATCTTTCCTACATTTAAACATACGGGATGATGCCGAAGAGAAATTTTCCCCACAGACATCATAGTACACACTTGGTCTATTACCTATAAATCGAGAATAACAAGTAACTGGAAATTTAATTCGTGACTCATCCCGAGGTGTATCGAATGTGGGATATAAATTAATTTCCCCATTTCTAGCATTATATTGGAAATGAAATCCATTACTACCCCTAATTCTCCAACGTCCATTAAACATCCAAGTATTTGGCATTTGACAGATTTCTGGAAGAATTCGGTTAATATAAGATCCTGCCCAAACATGAAAATGCACATGACCCAATAAATCGTTCGCATGTATCATGGTTAATGCACCGGTTAGTGGTCCTCTAAAATCATAGGCATAAACTACCAAGGTATGATTCAGAATTCCTTCGGGGAAAAAATTTAAATAGTTTTTCATTAAAAATTTCTGTGCAGCACTATAGTTAATTTCATTATTGGGTAACTTCCCCAAATCCCGTTTCATGATCTCCAAAAGAATTGGAGAATAAGTAATATTTGAATTAATTGTGAAAAGCTTATTGTAACTCATGAACTGTCCAAGATATACCTCTCGTAAGATGGTATGTTCATCGGGACAGTTCATTGGAACGTTTGATCCATACTTATATGAATCATTTTCCATCCCACCCCGTGTATACAGGACTGGAATGAAATCGTACTCGTCACTTCTAAACTGCTTATGTGAAAACTTACCATTATAATACAAATCATACTGAGGACTATATAAAATGAACCGTGGTTCAAGAATTATAATATCAGGTTCGACTATATCATTAGGTTCGTGAAAGGGTATAGATGGAAACGGAGGGGGAGATTTACTATCCAAATTTACAATTTCCTCGTGTATGAACATACAATTTGGAAATGTACAATTCGGATGGTATTTGCATAATTTCTGAATTTTATTTGTATTTTTATTTTTATTTTTATTTTTATTATTTTTACTACTTCTACTGGCTACACTACTAACATCGGCATGATCCAGGATATCTAGATCACGCTGATTAATACCAAAAATACCTTTTGGTCTATCAGATAATTGGTCTATCTTCTTATATTTAACTTCAAATTTACCTTCAGAATTAAGAATGGTTTGTCGAGGACGACCTATAGCTGCCCAATCATCATCCTGTTTAATCAATTCCTTAAATTGTTTAATGACAGGATCATCTTCCTTAGATTCAGCTAATTCCCTCTCTTCCTTACTTTCTTCTTCAGGTTTGTTTTTCTTAATTAAGGTAACGGTTCGGTGATCGTCGGTGTTAGTCCAAGACCCATTATTACCATTAAGACTATCACTAATTTTGAAGTTTTTCACTACACTACTTTCACACCTAACACACATGCATAACGAACTATGACTACAGGCTAATATTGTTTTGTTGGCTAATCTAGTACTACGACTACTCTTGAACTTAACTACTTTAGAAATAAATAAACTAATTTTTCTACTGTAGTTAAGCTGGATTTGGACCTCGGCTAGCAGCCCCCAAAACTTAACTCTAATAAGCCGCCAACATCAATACATTTGATCTTCAGAATAACCATTACCTAAACAATTAATAGTAAGGAAAATGGTATTTATCTGAACATCAAGTATTGTATTAATTAGCTGTGGTAACCCGATAGTTACATATGGTACTTCACCAGTCAAATCACCACATTTAATATTCATAGTGTAGGCTGAGGCTGAATAGGATGCATCTGGACTCCCTTCTTCAGTGGGAGAACATTCTGAATATGCACCACCATAAACTCTAAATCGATCAAACACTTTGAGGTCGACTAGTGGATATATGAAATTATTAAATAATGAAGCATCATCGTTATTACCATAAAACATAGTTCCCACTATTTGGAAAATGTCACCCGTTCGTGCATTTGGGAAGTACACTGAAAATTGACCAAGAGATGTGGTGTTAAGGTATATACCTCTACAGTTACCTCGCATTTGACCAATTTTCATACTATAAGCTGGGACGGTTGAAATGCCTCCATAGGTAAGAGTTCCTGTAAGGGAAGCGTATCCATAAGGGTCAATATCCATGGCTGGTGACCATAATTCAATATCATAGGATACGTATAATAATCCTACTTGTGAACTAGCGGGGTATGAAGTGGCTGGAAATAAACCATACTGGAAACTGAGCATATCAGTTGAAGTGACGGGAGCAGTAGTTACTTCGGAACCTGTACGAACATAGTAGGAGTTTTGGGGATTTGAACCGCTTTTGCATTCCACCCCAAAAACACCACCATTATACAACGCGAAGGATATAGCCTCATCACTATTCTGCATACTAATTTGGGAAGTGTACGCGGGTTGGGATGCATTATAATTACAAGTCATAACAGTGTTACCAATTGCACCTTGACTAGAATAAGCTGAAGAGGTTGTAACTACTTCAAATACTAATCCTCGCCAGCGATATTGTTGGTAATTATCAGCTACTGAAGATAACCAAGGGAAAGTTGTACTCAATCCTGGATTGACCTCTAGAAGCTCGATAACTGGTACACCTTGTGTTGCTGACGTGTAAAGAGGTTTGATAAACTCTCGTCCTTTAAGACGTGTGAAATGCTTGGTATCAAAGGTGCCCTGCGCTGAATCACCATCTGAAGATCCTTTAAAAAGAGAATTTACAGCTGGAGTATCGGAGTACTGATAATCACCGTTACCGAAAATCTTTTTCATTATAGAGGTTGCACCACCGTCAAAAGCTCTACGTCCAACGCGACCTAACATATCAGACCCAGTTAAACTCGAAAGTTTTTTCTGGATCATTTTTGATAATTCACCCTTAGCGGACTCGGCTGCTCTCTTAGCAATGACCTTATAATCACCTGAACCGGAAACCTTACCAAGCTTTCCAACGGGTATTCCGGGTCCACCAGTTCTCGGTAATTTCTTCTTTTTTCCTCCAAGAATTAACGGTGTATAGGTAATAAAACAATCACCGGGAACTAAGACGAGGTTTAGGAGATCGGTCGATAAATTAAACACCTCTCCTGAAGTGTGTAATTTCAAAATGTGTGGGTTAAGAAGGAGTTGGTGATTTCTTCGGAACAAGCTAAGTTCAGAATCCTCACGTAGTTGGGATGATGTGATTTGGTTTTTGGTGGAAACGATACAGATTAATCTATCCTCAAATTTAATTGGGATAATTAAATCGGTTTCGTATTCATCATCAGAACATTCAAAATCAGATTCTTGTGATGAATTACTGAGATAAGAATTTACTGGTGATGGATCATCATCCCATAATTGACCCCACTCGTTAGTGGAGTAAATTGGTGTTTGGGATGGTAGATTAGATGGTTCATTACTTAATTGGTTGTCTGCCAATTCATCATTATTATCGGTCATGATGCCAGGTACGAGTATAAGACCTGGATTTGAGTAACCGTGATTGTTGAGTTCAGTTCCCTCTCGGGATTCCTCTCCTATTTTGAGTAGCACTCCTGCCCCACCTTTGGTGGTCGTCAAACTGTTATTACCTGTGAATATTCCCAGACATTTTCTATCTGGTCAGCTAACTTATTTCATATGAATCAACATTGGGAGACATCTGCCATGGCGACGCCCGGTTAAGGGACACACCGCCCATATTTCACCCCAGTAAAGGGGAATATCATCATACTATTTGGGTCGCAACACATATACAATTATGTAATCATCGTACCTTATACATCAAATCTTCCTAGGTAGAACAAAACCCCCAATTAAAGGATCTAGATTCGACGGGACTTATTACAAATTACAAACAACGGGCCCATAGGCGGGGTCTTTCGACGCGGCCTAACATTAACGCGAATGCAACTCGTCCATACTACTATTACCATGCACATGTGCGTGATCAGCCAATTCCCATAATTTCCATACAAAAGTTTTATAATTAAACCCCTCAACCAATATGTTCCCCGCGACTAAGGGGAGACACGCGCTGTAATATCGGCACTATACTAATTTAACTACTCTACAATCAAGAAAACTACAAAAATCCCTGACCTGGACCCCTCTGACGGCGAGGGGTACGGGGTAGATGGGGAAGCAACTTGGGCCATTAATACAAAACCCTACAACAAAGTGTTAGACTAGCGATCATTAATCTTTCGACTAAGACTAGCACCGATTCACCCCCTAAGTGAAATCGATCTTCGAAACAAATGGATCATGGTAATCACAGAATCTAACGGATGAGTGGTATACAAAAGTACCCACCCAGACTATAATTACCCCATCGACAAAAGCCACTTATTCGTGGTTTGAAAAGAATCATGTTGACCGGAAAAATCCTCTTGGTATTTT